TTACGCTATTCTGGCGAACAAGCTATGCTTACTTCTTAGTTCCGCTATTTACGAAACCATAGAACTTTTCAGCTGCCTCAAGTACTTTATCCATACCTGGGAACTCTGGCATTGCTACTGAGCTAACAAGTTGTCCTGTCTTCTCATCACGCTTGGCTGTAACTTCCCAGCCCATGTACTTGTACTTGAATTCTTGTTCAACATGTTCTTTAGCAAGTGCTAGAACGTCTGCACGGATTTCATATCCGTTCTTGTTGAACTTAACTTCTGGTAATTTTGGTGTAAATTCTGACATATTAAGATGCCTTCTTAGAATAAACTACTTCATTGAAATTCTTAACTGCTGTTTGAGCCAGTTCCAATGTGTTAGTGTAAGTGGTTTTTGTGAAAGTAGCCTGTGCTTCGATTAGTTTAACAACTTCAGCTTTTACTTTCTTATCTGTTACGTAGGTTTCTACGAACTGAGTTTGAGCACCCTTAACGGTGTCGATGATTGATTCAAATGTAAACATAATAATCTCCTGTGTGTATGTTTGTGTTTCTAACAACTACTTCTATTTCATTGTTAGTATTATTATATATGCCTTTACGAATAAAAACAACTATTTCTTGAACTTTTTAACTCGTTCTTTAATGATCTTAACTACAGGTTCTGCCAATACAACCTCATAGTGGTTGTAGTCTACTTCTACTAGTTCCATATCTTCGTGATGCTTTTGACTGGCAATAGTGACTACACCGTCATTGTGTGCCAGCATAAAAGGGCTTTGTCCACGTACTGTAACAACATTGGTCCAAGGATGCTGGATTTTAATCTTGTCTGCTTGTTTAAAAGCCCACGAGTTTGGACCAATGTCGCGCATTAGACGACTAAACGGTAAGAAGTATTTGGCATACTCTGCTACTTCGGCACCACCGTAGGGTGTACTTAGAGTAACAGCACCAACTACTTGATTGGGCATGGCATTGGCAATGTGCAATGAGTATATGCCACCTAAGCTGTGTGCAACAAACGCCATGTCTTCAACGTCTTTTAACTGTTCGATAATTTCTGCTAGATTGTTTTCAAATCCATTACGACTATCGTAGTTAATATCTATGCCGGAACCTATTTTGCTTCTAATGTAGTTAAAGCTATCACTGGTCGCACTAGCGCCGTGAATATAAACTAACGTCATATCAGTCTTCTATTTGATGCCAGGGTTGTGGATCTGGAATAGCACAAGGGCCTTCTGCTGGTTCTGTACCATAGTCAGCTGGTGTAATGATTTCCAAATACTCCATGTCTGGGCTATAGTCATACAAGTAGTGTACAATGCCTGGACGTTGCTGTACGCAGTCGCCTGCTTCAACTAGGTGGATTTTGTCTTCATACATGAACTTGGCCCAACCCTTTAACATGTAAACGATTTGGAACTCAGCCACGTGAATATGCCATCCTGTGCCACCTGAATTTTCTGGTGGTAAGTTAGCTTTGGTAATATGAGCAAGCACACGCCCGTGTGTTGCATCTGCTACGCCTAGGTCTTTGTAAAGAAAAAAGTCGCGCAGACCGCCACCTTTAAACTCTACTTCAGAACCTTTGACGTGTGAAAATTTCGTAGTCATCTAGAAGACTCCTTCTCTGTCTGTGTATTTACACCTTGCGGCGCAAAATTATCGTGTAATAAACAAATAAGCAACTATGGCTACAATAGCCCAAGCGGCTACTTTTTCGCCATATTTTGCTTCAAATGCAGTTACAGCTTCTACTATTTCACTTGCCATAAAGTGCTTTAGCCTCATCGACTTTTCCTTGGCGAGCTAGGAATGATGCGTGACGTGCTTGACCGACTGATAGTAGTACAGACCAAACAGCTTTTAATACTGATTTCATAGTCCGCGCCCCCAGTATTGTGCTTCGCTGTTGTATTGACGTTGCCAGTAGTCTACTTCTGCGGCATTTTTTGGATTTTTACTATTGATATACTGCTCTAAGCGTGATTGGTAACCTTGCTTAGGAAACATCTCCGCTAGTCTCTCGATAAGAGCTAGCATTTTGTTTGATAAAGTTTTCATTTTGTGTCCTCTGTGTAAAATGTGTGTAGTTACTCATGGTTTCTACTGAGTATTTAGCATTAGCAAGATTACAACAATATTAAATCCGTAGCTCTTGATTTACCAATTCGAACCTTGTATAATAAAATAAATAAGTCAACAAGAGAAAGAATATGCGTAAAAGCACCCGCTCAATATTACAAGGGCTAACGGATGTTAGTCTAAGCCGAGACACTGAGCTAGTTTTAGAAAGTCGAGGCTCTAACATTATACAAAGTGCTATCAATTTGTTAGAATTGATACGAGAAAACTATGATATCGAAACCGCCGCCGAACTAGAGCGCAGGTTTATCAACAGTATCAAAGCAGGCGACGCAACCAAGTACAAGCGTGGTATTAAACGCATACAAGAATCAAAAAATCCAGATAACGGCATGATTTAGTTTGAAAATATCTATAGGAAATGGGCCATATGAGCCCATTTTTTTTGGCTAGGAATAAATAATAATACAAAGGCCTTTTAGAAAGGTCGCTACAGAGTGTAGCAGTATGGTAAAAGAGGAGAAATATTATGCCATCATTATTCGGTGCAGATTCAAATACAGGTATTAACGTTGCAGCCAACTACGGCCGCATGGTTCCACAACAAACCTATAACACAGGTTTAAACTTTACAAACTTTGGTACACGTAATGTACGTTTGATCAAAGTTGCAGTATCAGGCGGTACAAACGATATGACTAAGAGCTCAGACGGCTCAACTGGTTCATATACAGAGTCAAACAGCTTGTACTCAAAAGCAGTTCGTACACTACAAGTATACGCAGAAATTTATGCAGCCTTCGTTCCAGTAGCTGGTGGTTTCGTTGCTCTAGTAAGCGATGACACAGCACAAGACGCTGACAGCGGTAACAACGCTAACGGTGGTTGGGGTCTAGCAGAAGCCGCTATCGCTAACTCATTAAACGCTTCAGCTTCAGTTACAATTTCTAACGTAACACCAACAATCGGCACAACTATCTAATAGTTTTAAATTCTCAGGGATGGGAAGCATTAAAGGACCGCAAGGTCCTTTTTTGTTGGCCGTAGTTAACTGATCAGTTAAATACTTCATGGAATACAAGTTATACACTCTAATAGATATCACTAATACCGGACAAACTAGGCACGAGCCTGGCAGAGAATCTGATCGTTGGAGGGAGCAAAACTTTCAAACAGTCTTGCAAACTATAGGTATCAGATCTATTCTTACACACTACTCTAAACCAGAAATGGTTGAAGTAGGAGGTCGTGTTGTAGGTTTTAACACCGATGACATCATACGTGTGTGGCGTTTTGATTTCTACACAGATCGTGACTACTTGTATGAAAAAGATGGAGACCCCGTGGCCCTGTTGAAAGAAGATTTTCATTTGGTCCCTTATATTGCAGGGCTCGGGGAAGCCATGGAACAACAGTATGCAGTTTTTAACAGCTACACACCTGGTGAGAACATTGTTTTTCATCTTAAAACATAAATATAATCATAGGCTCTTTATAGTACACATTAGGCATTCAATCATAAATTAGGCACATGGCTCGGAGCGAGCACTTGACTTATAACATTGGAGAGCCCAAAGATGGCAACTGTAGCAGAGCGTGTAAGCGTACTAGAAACTAAAGTAGATAATTTTAATGAAAAGCTGGATGATGTTAAACAAGACATTACTGCTAACCATACATCTATAATCGATACTCTCAAAACAATGCGCGATGAGTCTACTAGCCAACACAATGAGCTAGCTGGCAAAGTTAAAGATCTCCAAACAGTTAAAGACAAATGGATGCGATACGGTATGATTGCATTGGCATTTGCCGCAGGCGCAGGTTGGCTACAAACTTCAAGTATCAAAGATCTAATTAAGTTGATTGGCCTGTAATTCAGTTAAATACTGAATGCAATTTCAAGAACTATCAATCGATCCTGTTGTACATCACAAAACACTTAATCCCAATCTCTGGGATGATCGCATTTTAATTCCCGAAGTACGTCGTAAACTGCTACAAATAGCAGATCACTTTCAAGAATTCCTAAACGTTCCTAATTTACAAATAGAAGATATCACTGTTAGTGGTAGCAACGCTGGCTACAACTATTCGCAGTACTCCGATCTCGATCTTCATCTCATAGTAAAAAATGCAGATGCACAGGAAGAACTATTTTCAGCTAAAAAGAATCAATACAACAGCACCTATGATATTACTATAAATGATATCCCAGTAGAACTATATGTGCAGGACAGCAAACAAACACATCACTCAGCCGGAATCTATAGTGTAAAATACAATCGCTGGATCAGTGAGCCCAGTGCTGAACAACCTAAGGTAGATCCCAAAGACATTAAGAGTAAAGCCCGTAACTACGCTGGTAAAATTAACCAAGCTCTGCGCAGTGATAACTTAGATCGTGCCAAAGGTACTATGGAAGAATTGCGTAGACTACGCAAAGCTGGCCTAGAATCTAATGGCGAATCTAGTGTAGAAAATCTAGCGTTCAAGTTACTCAGAGCTAGAGGGCAGATAGACAAATTGCGTAAATACATTAACAAATTAGAAAGTGCTAAATTAAGCCTTGAGGAAGAATAATGAAAATCAACGAAGTTACCGGACAACAACCAATTCAGTTTAAGACTGGCGCCCCACTTAAACCACTACCTGGCCCAAGTGGCACTACTAACGCACCTACTGGACAGCAACAGCAGATCATTGGCCAGGACACTAGCAAAGGTACAGTAACCATCGGCAATCCTCAAACAGGCACAGGCGAAATTGTAAATCAAAATCAAATACAAGTGAACCCAGATGGATCTTATTCTAAAATAGCAATGAATCAATCCAATGCTGGCCAGCCTGGTCAAACTATGGGTTCTACTCCTAATACTATGCAAACAGAAGAACCGACGGCAGGTGGCGACCTTCCTGCACAGTATATTAATGCTTTAACTCAAATGATGCAACAGGCTCGCGAGCCTTGGGAAAAAGCACAAATACAAGCACGTATGGATGCTGTAAAATCTGGACAAGTTCCTAAGAGTGCAACAGGCGGAGCAATTCCACAACTTCCCCCAAAAGAATGGGAAGCTAATATGGCCAAAAATAATCCAGCATTATTAACACGTATGTTAGGTGTATTTGGTGACAAGGCCTATAGCCCCGAATACCTGCAACAGCACGGAGTAATTAGCAGAGGACTAGACTATGTAGGTCTAGAAGAAGCTGACCCGGATCTTGTGGCTAACCCAGAAAATCACGACATCGGTGGACCAGATGGTGGCGACAAAACTGATGCGCTAATCAACCAATTAATAGACAAGAAATTTACTAGAGCACAACGTGATCCAGTAAAGAGTACATTTAACGAAAATGATCCTCTTTACAAAATGCTAACTATTGCTGGTCTAAAATGAAAATCAACGAGCTAGTAGGTGAATTCCATATTTGGATGACCAACGAAGAGGCTAAACTTTTAAAGAAGTTAGAGAAGCCTATGAAGCTAGCTCACCTTGACGAACAAGATCAATTCAAAGTTCAGGCCTTGATTCGCAAAAGTCTGGTAACTAAAGTAGGACACAAAGATCCGACTGTAGTTGCAAATGAAAAAACATTCTAAATCAAAACCTAAAAAGACTTCTGCTAAAAAGCCCGGAGTTCAACCTAAAGTAATTGGTGAACTTGCCCAGCATTTTGAAGTAGAGCTAAACAAAAAAATGCCCCTGGCTGTACAACCAAACGGTAGTATTGTTTACAAAGACTTTTTAGTTAAAGAAATCAAAACTGGTAATTGGGGTGTTTATAATCTCAAGAGCAGGGACATTATCGATCAGTTTTATTTAAAAACCTGTGCGCTAATGGCCGCAAAAGCATACGCTAATGCTAATTTAGAAAAGTTTTTTGAAATCAAAGACCTAGACAACAAGTACTGGGCAAACTTTTGTGACTCGCTGGTCTTTAGAAATAACATTAAAACCGCCAAAGAGTACAATCGATACTTGATATTGTTGACCCGATTAGAACACAGCGACTTTCTAGCTGGATACTATAAGGATAAAATTTCCACAATGTTTAAGTGGAGTTTTGTATAAATACGATATAGAACGCTTAGGAAGCCATCATGCAAATTAGAGAATTATCAAAGCCAATTACAGCTAAACAGCTTAACGAAAGCCTAGCTAAGACCTTTGGCTATCAAATCAAACTTGAACAGTTTAACGACGCACAGCTAGAAGATGCTCGCAACAAACTACGCACTAAGATTAGTCAGTTTGAACTAGAGGAAAGCTTCGATGCAATGCATGAAAGTCCAGACTATCAAAAGACAAAATTGTTTCTTGATGTAATTAATCAAGAGATCCTAGAGCGTGAAATGAGTGAAGGCAAGGGCGACGGCAACCTAGCTAACAATTATCCTCCATACGACAAAGTAACACGTGGAGATGTTGTTGCTGGCCGTTTAGGCAAAGACCAAAAGGGCGGCAAAACTAAAAAGAAAACTGAAAGCATGGACACATATACATCATTACTACGTAAAAAAGCCGAACAACACAGCGTTCCATCAAGTTGGATCGAATCAGCTATCAATCGCATCACAGTAGGCGAATCAGATCAAGAAGAACTAAAGGCTGAATTAACCACACGTTATGATTTAAAAGAAAATGTAGCACGTCACATCGTATATCTAGCAGAAGGCGAAGAAGATAAAGCACATAACATCATGTCAACTAAAGATATGGTTGATCAAATTACAAGTTGGCTCGAAGACGTTGCTCAAATGAAAGCAGAGCAACTATTAGAATTATTAGACTCTATAAGAGAAAATCAGGGCAGTGACGTTGCTCAGAAATATGAACAAGCTGTTAAGCCAGCACTAGAGGCAATTTACACAGCATTAGAATCAAGTCGTCAAGGACTTAGCACAGGCCTAGCAGTTGTATCAGGACAACAAGCTCCTATGATGGGCGCAGGTCCAGAAGCAGGTGCTTTACCTCCAACAGAACCAATGCCAGGCGAAGAACCAATGCCAGGCGAAGAACCAATGCCAGGCGAAGAACCAGGCGCTGAAGCAGGCACACCACCAGCACCAGAGGCTAGTCGCGAAAAAAGAGAATCAATTGACTACAGCCGTAGACTAGGCATTTTACTAGCATCTTCAAAAAAAAACTAAATGAAAACTTTGACCCATTGGTTAGAATACTAATGGGTCAACAGTCCACAGCAAACAATCAAGGTCCAGAGGGAGTAACATCTAGCTTTACTTGGAAGGCCTTAAATCAAATACTAGCCAAAGAACAAGAACCTACACTAGGTGTAACTGACTACGACTCCTATACAGCATTTGCCAAACGTTGGGAAACAGATCCTGAGCTAAAGCGTCTAGTTGATAAATTCAACGGAGATGGACTTGTTTTAAAAACAGCCGAGCATTCGCCGGAAGTGGGACAAGAGCCAGAAGATCAAAGTGAACTTGACAGAACGGCTGATCGAGCTAATAAAAAGTTTAAATAACCGTTGACAACCTAGGGGTTTTCAGTTATACTAGCCCTATGACTCTACTCAAAGAACGGTTTGACTACACACCAATAAACAGAGAAAGTGTAGCAGGACGTAGATTATACGTTACACCGGATGGTTCTCGAGTTCCATCCGTTACTACTATCTTAGATAAAACCAAAAGCCAAGACAAGATAGATGCTCTCAACGCATGGAAGAAACGTGTAGGAGAAGCCAAAGCTAAAGAAATTGTAACTGAAGCCGCAGGTCGCGGTACAAGGATGCACAAGTTCTTAGAAGACTATGTTAAAACTGGTGTAGTTAGCGAACCCGGAACAAATCCCTACAGCAAACAAAGCCACATAATGGCCAAGCATGTTATTGCACAAGGTCTCGTTAATGTAAACGAAATTTGGGGTGTTGAAGTACCCTTGTATTACCCAGGTCTATATGCGGGAACTACTGATGGGTGCGGACTTCATTTAAACGATGAAAGCATCCTAGACTACAAACAAACTAACAAGCCTAAGAAAGAAGAGTGGATTGAAGACTACTACTTACAACTGACAGCTTATGCTCTAGCACACAACGAAATACACGGAACTAACATTCGCAAGGGTGTAGTTCTAATGTGTGTTAGCCCTAAGATGAACGAGCAATTAGTTGTTGTTGAAGAACCTACATATCAGGAATTTATCTTAAAACCCGAAGATTTTAGCTATTGGGAAGCTAAATGGTGGGATCGCGTGGAACAGTACTATAAACAGAACTGATAAATATTCCATAAGAGGATATTTTTCATGGCTGTCGTTCAAATAAGCAGAATTCAAGTACGTCGCGGGCAAATTGGCTCAGGAACAGGGTTGCCTCAGTTAGCTAGTGGTGAATTAGCATGGGCCATTGACTCTCAAGAACTTTACATAGGTAACGGTGCAGTTAGCGAGGGCAGTCCGGGCGTTGGCAATACAAAAATCCTAACAGTTAATGACCTAAGTTCTCAGGGCAATATCCTTAATGTTATTAGTTATATCTACAAGTCCAATGACGTTACAGTGGTCACTGGGCAAGATGCTAATAATCCTACATCAAGATTACTACAGGTACGTTTAGAAGATACTGTATCAGTAAAAGACTTTGATGCTAAAGGTGATGGTTCTACTGATGACTCAGTTGCACTACAACGAGCAATTGATCAATTATTTTTAAACACTACTACCCCAGCTAATGCAAATACCAGTGCAGGTACTACAAAAAGAGTAGTGCTTTACATGCCACCTGGTGTATATGTTACTAAAAAACCATTGTATATTCCCAGCTATGCAACTATACAAGGTGCTGGCATTGAAAAAACCAAAATTAGTTATAATCCAACAGTTACTATAACTGGAAGTGTGGCAAACGGATCATATATCATGTATACTAGTCAAGCTACTGCTGACATGATTGGGTCAGTGGTTATTGGAAACGGTATCAATTCAACTGCAACTGTGATATCTGTTACACCAGGTGTAAGTCTTTCAATGTCTGCTACTGTAAGTTCTGCGCTGACCAATCAAAGTTTTTCAATAGTATCAGATACTCCAGCAATTAGGTTTGTAAATGACACTTCAACTATCGGTCATCCTAGTGTAATCGGTACCACATTATCAACTAACCAACCTCGATATATTAGCATGAGCGGGTTGACTATTGAGACAACGACTGGTGCGAATACTGGTATGAGTTTAGATGCTGTAAGAAACAGTATCTTTGAAAATATTTCTTTTAAAGGCAATTACAATCTTGTAATTAGACCACAAAGCATCGGGATCAAATTTTCATCTTTTAGTTCACTAGTAACTTGTGAAAAGAATCTATTTAAAAATTTACAGTTTGAAGGTTTCACCTATGCTACCTATACACAGTATGATATTCGTGATAACACATTTTCAGACTGCCTAGTAGAGAACAGTAACTATGGATTTTATTTGTTAGGAGGCGATGGCACTACTGTTGGTAGACTATACGGACCTAGACAAGTATTGATTAGTAATTCAAAATTTTATAACATAAAGAAACAGGCCATCTATATTGGATTGGGAAACAACAATACTGTTAAAGATTGTAAGCTAGACAATGTTGGCTGTGACGGTGCAGGCAATGCCGCAGGAGTCCGTTATCCACAAATATGGTTTGGATCTGCCGGGAACAGTTGTATAAATCTATACTCTGATAGGCCAACTGATTTAGGTTCAAATTCTAGTTTATCAACACCATATGTTGCAGAAGTTGGTGGGCATGCAACATATGACCTCCAGGGTTTGAAATCAATTTTAATCGGACCTGTTACTACTAATAAAACATTTGCTTTTGCACTGCCTGTGTCTACAGGAGCAACAGGACTTAGCCAATATTCTATTAATTTTAATATAAAATATTTTTATAAAAGCAATACCAACTCATTTACTAGAGAAGGCATTATCAAAATCGCATCCGACATTGACAATGCCAAAGTTCAATTAGCAGACGAGTTTGAATTTGCTGGCGCTGACGTTTCTGAAGCCAAAGCACTTGGACTTGATTTTAGTGCGACATTTCTAGACACCACTGGCGCGGCATTCACTGGGGCACCGGGTCAACTTCCGGGATCCATTATTATAAATTATACCAATACCGTGCCTAGCGATACCGGTTACTTAACTTATAGTGTAGTTACTTCGGTATAATCATTCATTCCTGTTGACAGCAGTCAAAAGTGCGCATATAATATTGATTAAAGATGAGATAAAAAAGAATCAATATTAATAAATTTCGTGTCTACAGGTGTCTACAGCATTGAGAGTCAAAAGGTTTTTAACATTTTTTGGTCTCCTATAAATACTTCCTAGACCCCAACAACAGTTAAAACAACACACGAAATAGCGAAGAGAATGAACAAAATTACAGTAATCAAAAGAAGTGGCAACAAAGAACCTTTAAACATCGAAAAGTGGCAAGCGCAAGTTTCAAAAGTTTGTCAGGGTATAGCTGATGTAAGTCAGTCGATGATTGAGATCAAAGCTCAATTACATTTTTACGATGGCATCACCACTACTGAGATCGACGGAATCACCTTAAGAGCCATAGTGGACCTTATCGACGTTGAACACAATCCAGATGTCGGACACACCAATTATCAATATGTAGCTGGCAAACAGCGACTGAGCATGCTCCGTAAGGATGTATATGGACAATACGAGGTTCCCCACCTCTACACGATTGTAAAGAAAAATGTCGAAGTTGGTCTTTACACACCAGAGCTTCTTGAGTGGTACACAGAGGATGACTGGAACAAAATGGACGCAATGCTAGATCACGAAAAAGATGAGACTTATTCATATGCGGCCATTGAGCAGTTAATTGAAAAATATTTGGTACGCAATCGTGCGACAAAGGAAATTTATGAAACTCCTCAAATTAGATACATGGTGGCAGCCGCTACAGTATTCCATAAAGAAGAGCCTAATGCGGCTAGGATGCGTTATATTAAAGAGTATTATAACTGTGCTTCAGATGGCCTGTTTACTCTTGCTACTCCCGTTTTGGCTGGTCTTGGAACTCCTACTAAGCAGTTTAGTAGTTGCGTCCTTATTCGTAGTGATGATGATTTGGATTCCATTTTTGCCTCTGGTGAAATGATGGCCAAGTATGCCAGTAAACGTGCGGGGATTGGATTGGAAATCGGTCGACTACGCCCATTGGGCTCCCCAATTCGCGGTGGCGAAATCATGCACACTGGTATGATACCTTTCTTAAAGAAATGGTTCGGCGATTTACGTTCATGCAGTCAAGGAGGCATTCGTAATGCTAGTGCTACAGTTTTTTACCCTATCTGGCATCATCAGTTTGATGATCTTATTGTGCTTAAAAATAATCAAGGAACGGAAGAGACTCGTGTCCGCCATATGGACTACGGTGTTGTTCTTAGTTCGTTCTTTTGGCGTCGTTTCAAGAACAAAGAAAATATAACATTCTTTGATCCAAACGAAGTACCAGATCTATATGAAGCTTTCTACAAGAATACACAACTTTTCGAAGAGCTGTATGTAAAATATGAAAAGCGTAAAGACCTACGCAAGAAAACTATGAATGCCGAAGATGTATTCAAAGGCGGCATATTAAAAGAACGTACTGACACAGGACGCATCTATCTAGTATTCATTGATAATGTACAAAATCAAGGACCTTTTGATCCAGAGTATCACACCATTTACCAGAGTAATCTTTGCTGTGAAATACTTTTACCTACTAAATCTTTTAAGCGTCTTGATGATGTGGACGGCCGCATTGCTCTTTGCACACTCGGCTCGATCAACTGGGGAGCATTCCGTAATCCAGAAGACATGCGCCGTGCTTGCCGTATTTTACAGCGTAGTCTATGCAACATACTTGATTACCAAGATTTCTTATCCATTCAATCTAAGTTAAGCAATGATGAGATACAACCACTAGGCATCGGTGTTACTAATCTAGCCTACTGGCATGCCAAGCGTGGCTTACGCTATGGCGAGAAGGATGCACTTCAAGATGTTAAATCTTGGATGGAGCATCAGGCATTCTACTTAACGGAAGCAACAGTTGAGTTGGCCCGAGAGCGTGGCGCTTGTCAGCATAGCTCACACACACGATACGGTCAGGGTATGTTTCCGTGGGAGCTACGAGCTAAAGGTGCTAACGAACTAGCAGACTTTACCCCGGAACTAGATTGGGAAACACTACGCACTAATATGAAACAGTACGGTGTTCGCAACGCTACACTTATGGCCATTGCTCCAGTAGAAAGTTCAAGTGTTGTTATTAACAGTACTAATGGTATTGAAATGCCTATGAGCCTTATCAGTACTAAGGAATCAAAGGCAGGATCATTTACACAGGTAGTTCCAGAGTATGCAAAACTCAAGAACAAGTATCAAATGATGTGGGATCAAAAAGACTGTGTCGGCTATATTAAAACAGCCGCAGTACTTGCGGCCTACGTTGACCAATCAATTAGTACAAATACATTTTACAATCCTGCGCACTTCCCAGATCGTAAAGTACCAACTACACTGATTGCTAAGAACTTAATGCAGGCTCAGCTATGGGGTTTAAAGACATTCTACTACAGTCTAATCAACAAGGCAGGTAGCAAGCAGGTCGAAGAACAGACTCCGGAACAAACTCAAGTCAATGGGGTACAGATAAATGGATACCATAATGAACTTGAAGATGATTGCGAGGCATGTAAACTATAATGTTAGAAACTATTTGTGATATACTAGTTGATGCGTACAAGCGTAATTGGATTACCAGCCGTGATGGTAATGTAAGTATTCGCCATCACGACCGCAATCACTTTTACATTACCCCAAGTGGTGTGCGTAAACAAACACTACAACCTGATCAGTTTAAAAAGATACAGATTGGCAAATGGATTAATAGTGGAGTCGGTACCGGTGTATTTGGTTACAACTGGCAAGACATGGAATACACTGATATCAGCGCCAATCTAAAGCCCAGTGGAGAGATTCCATTACACTTTGGTCTACAAAAAGAAATGGGACAACACAGTGGTGAGGTTCGTGTAGTTGTACACGTTCATCCTACTTACTGTATTGCGGCCATGCATGCCGGCATTGACCTTAGTACTATTAGTGATCAGTTTCCAGAACTCAATCGCTACACAAAGGTAGCACCTAACGTAGGTGATGTACCTCCTATTAGTCAAGAGCTTGCTGACCAATGCTTTGAAAAACTAAAATTAGACAGCATGGGCAATATTGCCTATGACATCGTAGGCATCAAAGGACACGGAGTAGTTGCTATTGATACAAGCCCGTGGCGTGCCTATGAACACATAGAAAGATTAGAACATATTTGCAAGATAGTACTTGCATCAGGAAAATATTAATGAGCCAAGCACAATATAATTTACACACAAAGACAGACTATCTTAATCGTAAGATGTTTCTAGACCCAGCAGGCCCTGTAACTATACAACGATTTGAAGAAGTAAAGTATAATAAGATTGCTGACTTTGAAAAAACAGCACGTGGTTTCTTTTGGGTACCAGAAGAGATTAGTCTAAGCAAAGACGCTAATGACTTTAAAGATGCTAGCGAGGCAGTTAAACATATCTTTACCAGTAACTTGCTACGTCAAACAGCACTGGACAGTTTGCAAGGCCGCGGCCCTAGTCAAATCTTTACTCCAGTAGTAAGTCTGCCAGAACTAGAAGCCCTAGTCTACAACTGGACATTCTTTGAAACAAATATTCACAGTCGTAGTTACAGTCACATCATCCGTAACATCTACAATGTGCCTAAGGAAGTATTCAACACTATACATGATACTAAAGAGATTGTAGAAATGGCAAGCACCGTTGGCGACTACTACGATGCGTTACACACAATCAACTGTCGCAAAGAAGCAGGCGAGAAAATTAATGAAAAAACACACATCAAAGCTATCTACATGGCTTTACATGCTAGTTACGCCCTCGAAGCCTTTAGATTCATGGTTAGTTTTGCAACATCTCTTGCAATGGTAGAAAATAAGATCTTCATTGGTAACGGCAATATCATTAGCCTAATCCTACAAGACGAACTACTACACAAAGGATGGACGGCTTTTTTAATCAATCAAGTGGTTAAAGAAGATCCTCGATTTGCCGAAGTAAAAGCAGAGTGTGAACAAGAAGTATATAATTTGTATATGGATGTAATTCGTGAAGAAAAAGAATGGGCAGATTATTTGTTCCAAAAGGGACCTGTTATCGGATTGAACGCAAATATTCTACGAGAGTTTGTAGACTATACAGCGTTTGACGCACTCAAGGCCATTGGAATCAAATACAACAATCCTGCGCCAAAGTCAACTCCTATTCCTTGGTTCAACAAGCATAGCGACACAAGCAAGAAGCAAACTGCCCTACAAGAAAGCGAAAGTACAAACTACGTCATTGGTGTTATGAGTGATGCCATTGACTATGATGAATTACCAGCACTATAAGGAAACACATGAAAGCTATTGTATGGAGTAAGAATCAGTGTCCGTTTTGCGACCAAGCCAAAAATCTTCTCAAGATGAAGGGCATTGAATTTGAAGAACGAAATGTAAGCAAAGATTGGACCAAAGAACAACTACTAGAAGCAGTACCAACAGCCAGAACTGTACCTCAAATATTTTTAGACGATAATTACATAGGTGGGTTCACAGAACTCAAGAAATATTTCGAAAAGGTATAATATGTTAATTAATAAAGGTATAACACCTGGCGAAGTTGTAACAATTAAAACAACTGCCGGCGAAGAAATTGTTGCTAAACTAGTAGAAGAAAATCCATTAGGAGTTACTGTTACTAAACCCCTGTGCCTAACCGCAACTAAAGAAGGTGTTGGTCTAGTACCATTCTTGTTTACTACAGATCCGGATGCACAAGTTACTATTAATCGTCACTCGATTATGGTATTGGCTCCTACTATGAAAGATGCCGCTGATACATACATTCAACAAACTACCGGAATTAAGCTGGCTAAATAATAACATATAGGATATTATGCTATGGCTGTTGAACAATACGTACTAGATGCTCCATTAATTGCTGGACAAATATCAGCGTTAGGCACCTCGTTGAACTTAAACAATGCCGCACTAATTGCGGCTATAGTTGCGGCGTTTGGTCCAGGGTATGTTCCCGATACGATTGGAGCTGTTAATTCAGCAGGTGCTAGTAACCTTGGTACATTAAACTCTCTCTTAGTAGATTTGATGGCTAAACTTGATACATTAAATACTACGTTGGCACAATCAACTTTGGCACAATCGCAGGCGATTGGACAGTTAAATGGCACAATGACCAATCAACTGATCACTAGTCAAATAGCCCTAGGTGATCAAATTAAAAATAATCAGTTCCAACAAACTACTACAAATACTTCTCGTCAGGCCGCTGGTTTGACAGCAATCGAAGTTCCAAGCCAAAAACTAACGGACCGAATAACAGAGACATTAAGAGAAACCAGTAGTTTGCAACTGTCTGTAGGTGCCACAGGATTAGTAACAACTGCGGCTACTAATGCTATTAGTAATGGTGTAACCTATGCCAACAACCTGTTGCAATCTAGTGCTGTTGGACCGTATTATACTCCATTTGTCGCATCTATTAAATCAGGCGCTACAGCGATATTCGGGGCTAGCCAGACAGCTAATCAAACATTGGTCACTGCACAACAAACTGCTAACAAGGCTTTGAATCCACGAGATACCAGTGTGCAGGCAACTCCTACAACGGAATAATGGCCGCACTAGGAGCCGCTCGAGTAAATTTAGATGCCGCACACGGGCATCTACTAACATCCGGATCAAAGACGGTGTTTGTCAACAGCCAACCTTTGGGATATGTAACGTCAGCAACTGGACGTGGAGCAGTAGTCACCAGGGGTTCTCTCACAGTAACATCTGAAAACAACAAAGCCGCCCGTGTAACAGATGCACTTTCGGACGGATCTGTAATTAGTTCGGGTAGCCAAGATGTTTTTATTGGCGAAGGTGGAACCTAATCAATAACCATTGACAGCGGCCCCTTAAAATGCTAAATTACAGTAGCACATTTAAAGGAGAATCAAATGGCCACAAATAAATTCGCAGAATTCACAGCAATCATCGAAGCAATGGAAGCAGACTTTGAAAAGTTTTATGACAAAGAAGTTGGTGCCGCAGGAACTCGTGTACGTAAACATTGTCAAGACTTGGCTAAGTTGTGCAAAGAAACACGCAACGATGTTACAGCAGTTAAGAACGCTCGCAAAGAAGCAAAATAAGTCAACTAAATATTAGTCTAAGGCGTTATATAATTACGCCAAGGAGAATAGTATGAAAAGCAAGTTAATTATCAGTTCAGTATTTGCCAGCATTTTGGCAATGAGTGCGTTATTTGCTTATAGCCCAGGTGCTCAAGCACACGAGGGATTCCGTCATTATCGCGGTGGGTGTTGCTACAGTAGTAATTGGGTAGCACCTGCTTTAATTGGCGGGATAGTTGGATACGAACTAAGTCGTCCACGATATTATGAACCAGCTCCAGTTATTGTACAACAGCAACCAGTGTATGTACAACAACCACAGCCCTATGTTCAACAAGCACCATTTGGATACCACTGGCAAGAAATGGTTGATCCGCAAACTGGTGTACGTAAAATTGTAGCAGTACCAAATTGAAATGGCATACTCAGATAAGGTCATTGACCACTACGAAAACCCGAGAAACGTTGGATCTTTTCCAAAAGATGATCCTACTATTGGTACTGGTATGGTTGGTGCTCCTGCTTGCGGCGATGTAATGAAACTACAAATAAAGGTAGAAGATGGTATCATCACAGATGCAAGATTCAAGACATATGGTTGCGGTAGTGCGATTGCTTCAAGCTCGCTGGTCACAGAATGGGTTAAAGGTAAAACACTTGACGCCGCGTCAGAGATTAAGAATAGCGAAATTGCTGAAGAGCTTGCGCTTCCACCAGTTAAGATCCACTGTTCAATACTTGCAGAAGATGCCATCAAGGCGGCTATAGATGATTACCGTAACAGACACAGCCCAAGCTAAAATTAAACAAAATTTAGCCAAACGAGGCAAAGGTGTTGGAATTCGGGTAGGCGTTAAAACTACCGGATGTAGCGGATTGGCCTACACTATTGAATATGTAGACAAGTATGAGGCAGAAGTTGGAGTAACTAATTTCGGACATCAGGATTTTGTCTTGTTAGTAGATGCCAAAAGCCTAGTCTATCTAGATGGATTGACTATAGATTGGGTTCGCAATGGGCTCAATGAAGGATTTGATTTTACTAATCCAAATGAAAAAGATCGCTGTGGTTGCGGCGAATCTTTCCGAGTATAAAACCACTTGACATTTAACCAAAGCTACTGTATAATAGTAGCTTATGTTATAACTTTTGGAGAAAAAATTGAGTATGCATTTGGAAGGTCCGTGGTTAAGCACCACTGGCAAAAAGAAAGGCAAAAAGAAATTCGCTTCAGCAGAACATGCTCGCAAGGCAAGAGAAGCTAAAGAAAGTTGGGAAGAAATGCTCAAACGGCACGGTATAGAACAAGAGGACCGTAAACGTAAACGAGCACTGACTACCGAAACGTATAAACCAGATATCAGCAAGTCTTATACTAGGTATGGCACAGATGTCAAGCATCCAAGCCTGCCATTTACTGGTGCTCCCTGTACTATTTCAGCACCAAAAGTATATACTGGAACCAAGGTAAAAGGCATTGCAACCATGCATAAAAGCAACGCAGTGCCGGTTTTTAGTGACGAAGAAGCAGTTGACATTTCTAAAATGAGGCGTTAGACTGTGACTAAGTATAAACATAGTACTTTTCCTCTAAACACAGAGGATAATTACTTATTGTCCCAAAAAGGTTTTGGGAACACGACGGCTATTTTTAAAGGGAGAAACGGAAACAGCCAAATATCTTTAATTGATGGTACTAGCGATACCTCATCCAGCGTAAAGGAGAAAAAAATGATACGCATTATCAAATTTGTTTTATACTCGTTAATATTATTAACGGTGTCTTTTGTAAGTTATAACGTGGTCAACCACAAACTTACAGTATTAAAAGAAGCTCGCGCACAAGTGAGCCCAGTTACAGCAGAATTAAGACAACGTCAGTTAGACTGTCTAGCCCGTAACATTTATCACGAAGCAGGCTACGAACCTTTTGAAGGTAAAGTAGCAGTTGCCCAGGTTACTATAAACAGAGCAGAAAGTGGTCAATTCCCATCTGACATCTGTCAAGTAGTCTACCAAAAAAATATAGTATACGAAAAAGTCCTTTGCCAGTTCAGCTGGTACTGCGATTCCGCTTCATTGAAGAAACCGATGAACGGTCCTGTATACGTCGAATCTATGGAAGTAGCAAAGAAAGTGCTATTGGAAGGATTCCGTATTGACAGCGTGAAGAAAGCCCTGTATTATCATGCTGATTACATTAACCCCAAGTGGAACCGAGAAAAGATAGCAAAACTTGGTCACCACGTGTTTTACAAATGAGGATTTCAATGAACGCAGAAACAGTTAAAAAGTTTGCCTACGATCTATTCAATTTAGATCTTTGGGTTAAAAACATTAAAGAACATGCACCTCAGGTAAGCGCAGAAACAATTGGCTGGGTAGCAGTTATTCTCCTACACCTAGCCACAATTCCTACAATGCTAGCAGTACTAACCGGATTGACTGAAAAAATGCCACCGGTTGATATGGTGCTGTTTAGCTGGGTTGGTTTGTTTTGCTTTTTTATCAAAGCAACCATCCAAAAAGACCTTTTAAACATAGTTACAATCGGGTTTGGCTTTTTCTGTCAAGCATCCCTGCTGGCGCTCATCGTTTTTAAATAAATATTAGATAACTTAGGAGCATAATATGCCATCAGGATTTCAAAATGACGCAAATCAGCTACAAGCTGAAATGTACAAAGTTATCATTACAATGAGTAGTGGTACATATTACCCAACAGCCGACGGTGACGATAACGGCGGTGTTACACCAAATAGTTCAGACAGTTTTTCAACTGCTAACTTGCCAACTACACTAGCTAAGGGTAAAGCCCGTGCTAGAGGAAATATGCGTTTCCGCAATGTAGTTAATCGTTTAACAGGCCTAGCTGATTGCCAAGTACGTGATATTACTATCACTGAAGCTAACGGTGACGCACAAGCAACTAGTTTACAGTTTACAGTAAATTACGAGCGTCCACTATTCATATCAGTAACTGGCACAGCCATTGACGGTTCAACAGCAATTACCACAACTGCTCTTGCTATCCGTAATGCTATTGCTCAAGGTATCCGTGACACAACCACAGCTATTGCTCGTGTGTACGATCCATCATTACCTGGTGACGACCAGTTATCGATCTCAGTTACAACAACTGGAATGACAGCCGCACAGACATTTGGCACCGTGTCGGTTACATTAATTGACGAATCAACTTTATTTGATTAAAAAGATAACTGAATGATTTTAGCCTGGCTCCTACTTCTTACTGGCTTAACAATATCTGCGGTTGCAATCTACTATTCTGTAGTAGGTTTAACCGCAATATTTTCTGCGGCAGTAATTCCGATCATCATTATGGGATCTGCCTTAGAAGTTGGCAAACTAGTATGCGCTAGTTGGCTTAAGGCAAATTGGGAACGTGCTCCACGTTTTATGAAATACTACATGACCGTTGCAGTCATTGTATTAATGCTCATTACATCAATGGGTATCTTTGGATTCCTTTCAAAAGCACACAATGATCAAAATCTAGTAAGTGGTGATGTTCAAAGTAAGATTGCGATATACGATGAGAAAATTAAAACTGCCAAAGAGAATATCGAAGCTGACAGGAAGCAACTTAAACAGATGGATGAAGCGGTGGACCTGATTATGGGTCGCTCAACAGATGAAAAAGGTGCAGACAAGGCCAACGCTGTTCGTAGG